GCCAACCGCCTGCAATACATGAGCAACCAGGACAAGCTCAACGTGTCGCGCGATATGGCGGACCGTGGGCTGATGATGATTGACGAGATCCGGGAAATCTGGAATATGCCGCCGCTGCCCAATGGGCTGGGGCGTTTTTTCACGCTTCGCGGTGAGTATTACCTGCTCGGCGAAGACGGCAGCGTGAAGAAAAAGGGAGAGACGACAAAGGAGGGAAGCGGCAATGCCAATGAAGACGGAACGTGAATACCGCGCGCTGGCAGCCGTGATGGAGGCGCGCGCGGACGCCAAAGAGGACGAGATGATTGTCGAGGGCTACGCGACGACGTTCAATCAGCCGTACGACCTGTTTACCTATCAGGGCGTGCGCTACATGGAGCAGGTGGACCCTTCAGCGTTTGAAGCATGCGACATGGACGACGTGATCATGCAGTACGATCACGCGGGCCGTGTGTTTGCCCGAACGCGAAACGGGACGCTGAAACTTGAGGTTGACGATCGGGGCCTCAAGATCACGGCGGATCTGAGTAGAACCGATACGGCGAGGCAGCTGTATCAGGAGATCCGCGCGGGCATGATCGATCGAATGAGTTTCGGTTTTATCGTCGGAGCGGACGAGAGAACAACGACCAGGGATGAGGACACCGGAAAGAGCACGGTGATGCGCACGATCAAGCACTTCAAGAAGCTCTACGATGTGTCGGCTGTCAGCATCCCGCAGAACGACCAGACGAGCATTTCGGCGCGCATGATCAGCGACGGATGGATCGCTGAGATGGTGGAGGCGGAGAGACTTCGCGCGCAGAGAAAGGCGAGGCTGGCGCTCAAGATCAAGATGATGGAAGGAGAATTCGCATGAATATCGACGAGATCATGAAGCTGGACATCGGCGGCGTGGAGAAGCGCCTGGGCCAGCTGAAGGATGAGATGGACGCGGAGAACGCGGACATCGCTGCGCTGGACAAGGAATACGACCAGCTGGAGGCGCGCCGCAAGGCCATCAAGGCCGAGGCAGAGACCAGAAAGCAGCTGGCGGACAAGATCGCCAAGGGCCAGACCGGCACCGAGGTGAGGAACTTCAAGGAGATGGAGGAGAAGAAAATGGAGAACGAAAAGCGCTATGACCGCACCAGCCCGGAATACCGCACCGCGTGGCTGAAGAACATCGCGGTCCGCAATGACGGCAGCAAGATCTTCGGCGAGTGGAACGAGGAAGAGAAGCGCGCCTTTATGTTCACGACCGAGAACACCGGCGCGGTTGTGCCGACCGACATCCAGAACAAGATCATTGATCTGGTGGACAGCGAGGCCCCGATGCTGGCCGACGCTGAGATGAGCAGCATGACCCGCGGCTTCGGTGTGCCGCGCCTTAAGAGCATTGCCGCCGGCGACGCCAAGGGCGTTGAGGAAGGCACCGCAAACGTGGACGAGGAAGACGTCTTCGATCTGCTGACCCTTGACGGCGTGGAGATCAAGAAGCATGTGGTCATCACCCGCAAGATGCAGTTCCAGAGCATTGACGCCTTTGAGAGCTGGCTGGTCGCGCACCTGGGCAAGCGCATCCGAGTGGCCAAGGAGCGCCTGATCCTCGCCCGCCTGGACGGCACCGCGCCGGAAGGCGGCAGCGCGGAGGCCAGCGCCAAGATCGACGCCGGCAACGTGCTGACCGGCCAGAGCTACACCGACGAGGCGATCCGCGGCATCTTCGCGAAGCTGCATCCGGCCGGTGAGCGCGTGGTTTACGCGAACAACAACACCATCTGGGCACACCTGGTGGGCATCGTGGACGGCGACAACCGCAAGCTGTTTGTGCCGGATTCCATGGGTGACCCGACCGTGCAGGGCCGCATCTACGGCGCGCAGGTCAAGGCCGATCCGAACCTGGCGGACAACGTCGTGTATGTCGGTGTGAAGGGCCAGATCCTCGCCAACAACTTCGACGACCTGTTCGTCTTCAGCACCATCGAGCCGAAGACCGCGAACACCATCACCACGGGCTACAGCCTGTTTGACGCGGGCTTGCAGGATCCGAAGGGCTTCGTGAAGGCGACCTTCACCACCACCTAAGGAGGGAATGAGAGATGCTGGAGGCTGTAAAACTGGCGATCCCTATCTCAACGGATGCATATGATGCGGACATCGAGCAGCTGATCGCCGCAGCCCTGGCAGATCTCGGCATCCCCGGCATCCGGCGGGACATGCTCTACAAGGGCACCAAGGATCCGCTGATCAGGCGCGCCGTGATCACATACTGCAAAGCGCACTTTGGAAGCCCGCCGGACTATGACAAGCTGTGCGCTGCCTATGACGAGCAGAAAGCGCAGCTGAGCATGGCAACCGGGTACACAGATTGGGGGGACGCGGATGCCGATTGCTGACGTGATCCACCTGATTGCGGAAGACCCTGCGGCGCACGGCGTGCACGAAAAAGTGAACGAGACGGAGAGGATGGTGTATGTCACCATCCTCTCTGTTGGTATGACGGAAGCGTACACGGCGATGAGCGTGGGGCTTGCGCCGGATCTGCGATTTGAGATCAGGGACGCGGCGGACTATCAGGGCGAGAAAAAGCTCAGATTCCGCGGCGTGATCTATGACGTGATCCGAACGTATCAGAAAGAGCGAACCATGGAGCTGACGGTGCAAAGGAGCAATGCCGATGTATGACAGATTGATCGAGCATCTGAAAAAGACCGGCATTCCCTTTGCGGAGGCGGCATGGAGCAAGGCGCCAAAGACCGACTACGGCGTTTATGCGCTGGACGGAGCGGCGGACACGGTGTGGGGCGACAACCGGATGATCCTTCAGGCGATGGAAGGGACGGTTGACCTTTTCACACACGGTCCGGGCATGGAACAGGCAAAGCAGATTCAGACGGCGCTGGACGCGGCGGGCGTGAGCTGGCAGCTGAGCAGCACGCAGTTTGAGGAAGACACCCGGCTCACGCATTGGGAATGGATCTTTCAGCTGGAGGTCTGGTGATGGCGAAGGTCAACGTAAAAGGGTCTGAAGATGTGGCCAGCATGCTGGTTGCGCTAGGGGAAGTTGGAGACGCCATCGGCAAGATGGCCGTATACGACGGCGCGGCGATTATAGCCGACGAAATTCGGAAGCAGATCAATGCGCTGCCAGAACAGAACTTCAGACATCTGGGCGAAGGTGAGCAATTTGGCGTAATCACACCGCAGGACAAGGCTGACCTGGCAAATTCGCTGGGCATAGACCAGATTGAAAGAGCGGCAGACGGGATCAAAACCGTGGTCGGCTTTGCGGGGTATGGTTCGCATGCGACAAAAAAATACCCGAAAGGGTTGCCGATGCCGCTTCTTGCAAGAGCAATCGAATCCGGGTCATCTGTTCGCCAAAAAAGGCCATTCGTACGGAAGGCAGTGAACAACAAACGGAAGGCTGCAAAGGACGCCATGATCAAAACCGGGGAGCGGCTGATTAATAAGACACTAAGCGAGTGAAAGGAATGAGGGACACATGGCAAAGACGGGCCTGAGATATATCGTCGTGGCAAAGCTGATCAGCGCCAACGAAGGCCAGACGCCCACCTACGAAAAGGGCATGGTGCTGGGCGCGGGCGTGGCGGCGGACATCACCTATACGATCAACGAGGCGAAGCTGTACGCCAACAACGCGCTCAAGGAGAGCGCGAAGGCAATCACCGGCGGCACGATCAACCTGACGCTGGACGACCTGCTCAACGAGGCGCGCGCATACGCGCTGAACGTGAAGAAGATCGAGGACGGCGAGACGCCGACCTGGCGCACCATCGGAAAGAGCGCGCCGTATGTGGGCATCGGCTTCATCGAGGAACGCATCATTGACGGCGTGACCAAGCACCTGCCGACGTGGGTGTACAAGTGCCAGTTTGCCCCGCAGGGCAAGAGCGCACAGACGCGCGGCGAGAACGTCGAATTCCGCACGACACAGGTCAACGGAGAGATGATGGGCGTATACCCGGACACCAGCGGCGACGTGACGTTCATTGACGAGAAGGAATTCGAAAACGGCGAGGACGCGACCGCGTGGATCAACACCATGGCGGGCATCACGACCTGATCGGAGGGGAACGGATGAAGATTCATCTTGCCAAGAAGGGAGAGGCCGGCAGGGATATCCTGCCGGTTCTCAATACGGCTTCGCTGATTGAACTTGATGACGAATTCGGCGGAATCGATCCGACGATCAAGGCACTGAGTGCAGATAAAGGATGGAGAAAGGCGACGGTCAAGGTGGTGACCATCCTGTGCAACGAGGGACTTGTAGATCTGGGAGAAGAGCCGGATCTCAAGTACGAGGATGTGCTGCGCATGATCGAACCGACACAGATTGCAAGGGCTGGTCTGGCATGCCTGGAAGCAATTACAAAAGGCATGCACATGGAGCATGTAGTCAAAACCGGCCCGCGCGATCCGGTGCTGGAGGAAATCGAAAAAAAAGAGGAACCCGCAAAAGCGGCGTGCGCAGGCTGATCAGCTGCGGACTGATTGCGGGGATGACGCTGAAAGAAATCATGCGCGCCGCACCGGGATTTGTGATGGACATGTACCTGTACAGACAGGAGTATGACGATGTGATGCACGGCATCAGGCGGGGGGAATGAGGTTATGGCAGCGGACATTTCGGTCGGCATTGGCGTACTGGGTGAAAAGGAATTTAAGCGTGCGCTGGATGAATGCCAGAACAGCCTCAAGCAGCTTGACGCCGGGCTGAAAGCAAACGCGGCCGAATTTGGAAAAAATGAGGACGCGATGCGAAGCAGCTACGAAAGAAACGAGCTGCTGAAAAAAAGCCTTGAAGAAAACGTAAAGATCAATGACGCGCTGGGCGAAGCGATTGACTTCGCAAACAGGCAATACGGCGCTGCATCCAAACAAGCGACACAGTACGCCACTGCGCAGGCAAGGGCGCGAGAGAATATCGCACGGCTGAGCAGAGAGCTTGAGCAGAGCGACCAGAATATGCTGGAGCTTGGACGGGACAGCGGGCGCGTAGGCAGACAGCTGGAACAGGGAATCGGAGAAGCGGCAGACGATGTAAGCCGGAAATTCGATTCCATGGTTAACAAGCTGGATCAGGATCTGGGAGAGATTAAAAAATCGGTTGACATATCCGCATTTGCAGATCTGGGCGGAATGATCGGCGACGCAATCGGCGGCGCATATGATGGGCTGACAGGACTAGTGGACGGCACAATCGATTATAGACGGCGAATGTCTTTTCTTGACGAAAATGCGATGACTGCCGGGCTGGATCCAAACAAGCTGCGAGCCATGGCGGCAGCGGTGAGCATACTCAGCGGGGATATGGATGCAGCCATTGAGGGAATGAGCAACCTGGCGGCGGCAGGCCTTGAACTGGACGAGGTCGAGAAGACGGTGGAGCGTCTGAGCGGCGCGATCATCCGATTCCCGGATACTTACAAATTCGAAACGCTTGCCGAAGATCTGCGCATGTCGATCGGCGAAAGGCAGTTTTCCGGCCAGCTCGCGGAAATGCTGACTACGCTGGGCGTTGATCTTGAAAAAGCAAACAAGGCGCTGGAGGAAGCGGGGAAAAAAGGACAGGAGGCCGTGGAAACGGCAGCCCTATCCATGCTTTCCGAGCACGGGCTGGAAGAGCAATATGAAAGCTGGAGAAAGCGCAATGAGGAACTGGCCAAGTATCTGGAGGCACAGGCGAAGCTGACGGATTCGCAGGCGAAGCTTGCGGAAACCATGACGCCGGCGGCGACGGCGGGCATCGAAATGATGACCGGATTCATTGACAAGCTGGTTGAAGCCATTGAGTTTGCAGAAGCAAAGGTCAAGGAATTTGAAACCAACGATCCAGCAAAAAACTGGCTGAATGAAAAGGCGGAAAAGCTGGCGGGCGTGGATCAGGACGAAGCGCTTGCATTTTACAAGGAGCGCGGTCAGAAGTCTGTTGATGAATGGTTTGAAGGCGCAAACGCTTCGCTGGACACCAATTCGCCGATCATGGAGGGAAACATGCTCACTGCTGCGGAAAACGCGGCAAAACAGTATGTGCAGGGCATCAGGAATCAGACGCCGCAGGTTGCATCGGCAGCGGCAGCGATGTATCAGGCGGCTGTGGATGCGGTAAACAAGACGATCCCAGCACCTAAAATCGGAACCGGAGCGACAAACTACGGCGGGCAAAGCTATCCGGGCAACGCCGGAAGCGAATACGGAGCGGCAACCATCAACCTGGACGGCAAGACCGTCGGCGAGGGCATGGTGGAATACAACAGCGACGCGACGGGCAAGAAGATTGACCGGGCGACGACATACCTGTACTGATGGGAGGTGATGACCAATGCGATTCAACGGGATCGACCTGCGAAGCGTGCATGAGGGGCTGAGCATCGAAAGAGAAGTGCCGCCGGGCAGCACGCATGCGCATGAAACCGTGCAGAACATGGGCGGCAATGTCATCACCGACGACAGGCTGGAGGCGGGCGAATACCTGGCGCGGGTGAACATCGCCGGATGGAGCGAAAACGAAGGGCTGGGCATTCGCGAATTGCTGACGGGCTGGGCGTATCTGCCGGGGCTGAAAACCGGAGAGCTGATCCCGACGCACAACACAAAAAGGTGCTATGACGCGCGGCTCAAGAGCATCAGCCCGCCGGAATTCAACATGGGCTTTGCCGTGGTTGAGGTTCGATTTGCTGTGCCGCGGCCTGTGGCGCGGGACGTGACAGAAAGCAGGGCCAGCGGCGCGGGCGGCGTGAGCGTGCGCATCGGCGGCACATACACATGCAGGCCGGTGCTTTCTCAGACGGTAAGCAAGGCGCAGGACGGCCTTGTATGGGTGATGGATGGAATTCCCATCATGACGGTCAAGGGCGCGCTGAGCGCCGGACAGGTGGTCAGAATGGACGTAAAAAACGAAAGCCTGACCATCGACGGCGAGCACGCGGAGGCGCGCATCAATATCGCCGGCACGCGATGGCAGCCGGGATGGCATCCGGGCGAGCACATCGTGTCATCCAGCGATGACGGCGCGTTTGAAATGAGGTGGCACAACGAATGGGCGTAGACGCGGTATATCTGCTTGACGAAAAAAAGCAGATCCGGCGCGTCATCGTCTGGGGCGTCTATGAGCTGATCCACGACGAGGCGACCTATGAGCTGGACGCCGAGATCGCAAGCGAATATGACGCAAGGCCGGGAGAATTCCTGGCCTTTTTTGACGTTGATGCGCACCTGCGGCTGTTTGAAATCGACAGCGCGGAAAAGGACGAGCGCCGCGGCGTGACGGCAGTTGTGGCGACGGACGCAGCTGTGGCCGAGCTGGCGCACCTGATCGTGCCGGAGATCCGCCTGACGGGCGCGACGGCGCAGCAGGCCGGGCAGGAGGCGCTTGCGGGAAGCGAATGGCAGCTGGGCGAAGCAAGCGCAGAGGGAACAAGCAATCTGAACGCATACCGGGACAAGCGCTGGAAGGTGCTGCGCGACATCGCGGTGCAGTATCAGGCGCGCGTGACGCCGTATTTTGTGATCGAGAACGGCGAGATCGTCGGCAAAATCGTGGACGTGACGGCACGCGAAAACGTGTTCCGCGGACGCCTGTTTGAGGGCACGAACGGCAGCGCGCAGATCTACGTGACCAGAAGCGGCGCGCCGGTGACAAAAATGTACGGCATTGGAAAGGCCATCGGCACGGAGGACCCGCCGACGTGCGTGACCTTTGCTGACATTGAAGCGCCGGACAAGCCCAAGGGGCAGACATACATCGAGGACGCGGACGCGATTGCGCTCTATGGAGAGGGGCGCGAGGACGTCTTCTCGGACAAGTACATCGAGGATCCGAATGAGCTGCTGGAAAAGACGCGCGCAGAGCTGAAGAAACGGTCAAGGCCCAAGGTATCCGGCACGGCGACGGCCAGCGACATGGAGCACATCCCCGGATATGAGCACATGATCGTGCGGCTTTACGACCTGGTGTGGGTACGCACGAAGACGGGAGAGGATCTTCAGGCGGTTGTGATCAACATCAAGCGCAACTATCTGCGGCGCGGCCTGACGAAAATCACCATCGGCGAAGAGGCGGACGACAGCGGACTGATTGCCCGGATCGCCAAGTTGAGCAGCACAAGCACAAGCCTTGGAAAATCCTCGGCGGCGCAGAGCAACCGATACATAGAAACCAAACAGCTGATCCAGCTGAACGCGGACACGATCCAGATGAATGCGCGCCTGATCGAGGCGAATGCGGAGGAAATTCGCCTGACGGCCAGCAAAACGGACGAGACAAGCGGTCGGCTGATGGAGGCGGAGCTGGTGCTCTACGGCGACGACACAGGCGCGCATGCGGGACTGATCGCCAGAATGGGCGAGAACGAAGCGAGCATCCTTCTGCATGCGGACGAGCTGGGCACGCTGGCAGAAATCAAGGCCGACAAGGTGGATCTGGGCAAGTATGCGACGGTGAGCAGGCTGGAGGCGGAAATCGCCGACGTCAAGATCACGGAAAGCTCGTATGTGACGACGGCGGGTCTGAACACGCAGTCTCTTGGAGCGAACTATGTGGAAACCAACACGTTCTCCATCGGCGGGACGATGCTGACGCTCAAGAGCACGGACTATGTGAAGAGCGTGGGGCGGACCAAGCGATATGCGCTCAGCCCCAGCAATATTTCGATTGAATTCTGGGAAATCAGCAGTATTTCAAACGGCACACTGTACTATCTGGGCTATGCCGGATAAGGAGAAAACATGAGTAAAGACGAGATGATCCTTGCATTAGGGAATGCGCTCATCATGCTGGATACGGTCAGCGGTCAAGGAGAAAACAACTGGAACGCGCTGCTGGTGACAAAGCAGCAGATCAAGAAGGTTTACAAAGCGATGCAGGAGGAGCAGCATGAAAATCAGAACGAGCAGAGGCAATGAGATCGAGGCGAATTTCGCCTTTGCGCCCACGACCAGCGGAAACATGGTGGTGAAACTGCCGGATGACGGAACTGCGCTCAGCGAGATCTGCGCGGCGTTTGAGAACGTGGAGCGCTTTGAATGCAGGGAAGAAACGGAGGGCGCGCCGGTGACTGTGTATGAAGGATACACAAAGCTGATGCGTGCGAGCCGTGAGGGCGGAGCAGTTATGCTGACGCTTCACAGGGAGGGCTGACGATGGACGAGATCAGACAGCCGATGCTCTTTAAGATCGACGTGAAAAGCGGCCTTGTGGAGATGCCCCAGCGCGCGGTGCTGATGAAGGGCGACAAGAACGCCAACACGGTGACGGCGGAGATCGTGGACGGGGACAAACAGGTGGATATCAGCGGCGCAGGTGTGACTGCGTCGTTTTTGATTGGCGGCGTGAAGATCCCGCTGACGGGCGAGGTGGACGGAAACAGGGCAAGCGTGACGCTGCCGGAGGAATGCTATCGCGAAAGAGGACGATATGAGCTGCGCATGATGCTCAGCGCAAGCGACGTGACGCGCACGATCCTTTATATCAGCGGTCATATGGAAAGCGATGGCGAGGGCGGCATCCTGGACGTGGAGGGCGTGATTCCCAGCGTGCAGGATATCATCGCACAGTATGCGACGATGCAGGCCGTGACGGCGCAGACGCAGGCGGCAGCAGACGCTGCGCTGGAAGCGGCGAAGAGCGCGAACTTCACGGTGCAGGATCGATTTGAGACGTACGATCAGCTGATCGCAGCGCATCCGACGGGCAATGCAGGCGAAGCATTTGCCGTGGGCACGGCGGAAAGCAACGTGGTGTATATCTGGGGCATCGATACGCTTGCCTGGGTGAACATCGGCCCGGTGCAGGGCGCACAGGGGCCGAAGGGCGACAAGCCCATCAAGGGCGTGGACTACTGGACGGCGGCTGACATCGCAGAAATCAAGGGATATGTGGATGACGCCATCCTGAACGGAGAGTGGTGAGCATGAGTGTAAACGAGAAGATGACGGCGATTGCCGACAAGATTCGCGCACTGCTTGGGATCAGCGGTGCGATGGGACTGGATGCGATGGCCAACAATCTGGCCGCAGAACAGACGAATGTCAGTGCAGCGTTCACAGCTATTGGAAATAAAGGCGGTACAGTGCCACCATCCAAGGTCAGCGGAAATCTGGCGTCTGCCATTGTGACTATCCCCACGGGCAGCGGCGGCGTGACGGTGCAGAGAAAAGAAGGAGGAGCTACGACCGATTCGGATGGGTTTGCTTCAGTTAACTGCGGATTTCAACCGGATGTAGTGCTGTTTACTAATATGTATTTGAATAGTAGATATGAATGCCACGCCGCAGTCGTATTCCCGGAACAAAAACAAAGCAGCTATGAGTTGTATGCGATGGCGCAGTCTGACGACATGCCAGACGGAGGATATTTTGATGTCGTAAGAACGCAAACAGGATTTAATGTATTACTCTCTGTGAAAACCGAAGAAGGGGAACAATTTGCAGACAATGTATATTTCACGTTTGTGGCCATCAAATACACGGTATAAAAGGGGGGTGGAGCGTGCATGATGGAAAACACATGCCGAATCGGCGGTACGGTGGTGATCGGCTATACGCCGGAAAACGACGCTAGGCTGTTCCGATTCGACATCGCAAAATGGAAGCAGGCATGGCCGGACGCTGCGCCTGAGATGCTGGTTGTGCGGCCGGGCGAGGATGAAGCCTATCCGGCGAAAACGAGCGTCGAGGGAAATGTGATCATTTGGACGGCGAAGCACTATGACACCGAGATTCCCGGCACGGGAAGAATGTGGGTAGTATTCAGAGGGGCAGACGGCGAGCAGCTGGGCCTGACGCCGATGACGACGACGCGGATTATGCCCGGCCCGCCGAATATCAACGGCGAGGAACCGCCTGCGGGATCGATCCCTTGGGTGGAAGACGTTTTCGATGCGGCGGATCGCGCCGAGGACGCGGCGAAGCGCGCGGAGGAAATCGCCGAGGCGCTTGCAGGCGGCGGAGGCGGAGATCTGGATTCCGGGCTGTTTTTGCCATCGGTCGGCGAGGAAGACAACGGCAAGGTGCTGACAGTTGTCGGCGGGAAATGGGCGGCGGAAATGCCCAAGGAGTCCGGTGTACAGTTTAATACGGACGAAACGCTGACGCTTGAAGACGGCATCCTGTCGGTCAATACGGCGGACAAGGTGGAAGAAGACAACACGCTGCCGGTAACGAGCGCGGCGGTATATACGGAAGTGGGAAATATTAACGCACTACTGGCGACGATCTAAGGAGGATGAGAACTTATGAGCACACAGACTGAGATTACCAGAATTCAGGACGCGCGCAATACGCTGCGCAATAAGGCTGTCGAGCTTGGCATTTCGACCAGCACGGCGAAGATCGACGATCTGGCTACGGCATACGACGCGATCGAGAACAAAGGCGCGGTGAGTGCGAACGTCAAGGAAGGCGAGAGCTTCACCATTCCCAAGGGATACCACAATGGAAGCGGCACGGTCAAGGGTGTTGCCGGCGGCGGCAGCTACGAGCTGCAGGCGAAGACGGTAACCCCGACGAAAAGCCAGCAGAGCGTTACGCCGGACGCGGGCTATTACGGTCTGTCCGGCGTAACCGTCGCGCCGATCCCGGAGGCATATCACGATGTTTCTGCCGTGACGGCTGGCGCGGGTGATGTGCTGGCGAACAAGATTATCGTGGACGCGACAGGCAGGAGCGTTGCCGGTACGATGCCCAACAACGGCGCAGTGAGCAAGACGCTGGATGCGACGAGCAACAATCAGAGTTACAAAGTGCCGAAAGGACACCACAGTGGCGAAGGTACGGTGAAGATTACGCTGGAAGAAAAGAGCGCCACGCCGACCAAGAGCGCACAGACAGTCACCCCGACCAGCGGCAAGGTACTGAGCAAGGTGACGGTCAACCCGATCCCGGATGATTATCAGGATATCACGGGCACGACTGCAACGGATGACCATGTGCTTGACGGCGATGTGTTCATCAACGCTGACGGCGAGGAAAGAGAGGGCACGATGCCCAACAACGGCGCGATCAGCAAGACCATCGACGGCCTTTCCACAACGAGCGCGACGATTCCGGCTGGATACACCAGCGGCGGCACGGTGAGCCTGACGGGCGACATCGAAGAAGCCTTGGCGGCGATTTAAGGGAGGTGCGGTGAAATGAGCGTACAAACTCAGATTGACCGCATTGTCGGCAATATAACAGCTGCTTTTACCGCTATCGGCAACAAGGGCGGCAACGTGCCGACATCCAAGGTCAGCGGCAATCTGGAAAGCGCCATCAATACCATCCCGACCGGCACGACTGTGCAGAGAAAAAGCGGATCGTTTACGACCAACTCCAACGGCGCGGCTACAGTAAATTGCGGATTCCAGCCGGATTTAGTGGTCATAACCGGACTATCATTTACTGCTAATGATACAACTTTCGAGACGCAGCTTGCGTTTGTCTTGTCAGAAAGAACTACAAGCAACACACCTTTGGCGGTTACTTCTCATGACGTTTACGCATGTCTTGAAGCTAGAGTCTCAAGAACCAGCAACGGCTTTAGCATTTCACATATGACCGGATATAAAGAGAGCTGGGAACAAACGACCATGGCGAATCAGACATTCAACTATGTCGCTATTAAATACACCTAAAAAAGGAGAAGTGCGAATGTCAAGAAAGGAAACTGCATCAAGGCTTCATAGTGTTATATCTTCAGGGTGTTCCTTGGTAGATGACAAAACAGCTTCGATTGCCCCGGAATTATACGACAGGATGCGGTATGACGGTGATCTGATCAAAGCAGGTACACGCATCAACTGGCACGGCACACTCAAGCGTGCGGCGGTTGATCTGTGGGATACACAGGAGAACAACCCAGTCAACGCACCCACGCTGTGGGAGGATATCGCATACAGGAAAGGCATCCGCATCATCCCGGATGTGATCACGGCCGGAACGGCGTTTGCCAAGGGAGAACAGGGCTGGTGGAAAGACGTGCTGTATGAGAGTGTGATGGATAATAACGTGTGGACGCCGGACGCATGGCCGGATGGATGGAAGGTGGTTGAATGATTCATTGGGCATGGCTGATTCCGGTTTTTATCATCGGCGCGGCGGCTGGCGTGGTGCTGACGTGCGCGAAGGTGGTTAAGAGAAAGGAAGAGTGGCAGTGCGAAAACTGACGATTTACAGGCTGTTTTTCACAGAATCGGATTGCTACAAAGCGGATGTGCGGCAGAAGTCCATCGGCGTGCAGGTGCATTCGACGGGAGCGAACAATCCGTATCTGCGCAGGTATGTGCAGCCAGACGATGGGCGGCTGGGCGCGAACAAAAACGGCAACAGCCACAACCGTCCTGGCGTTGACGTATGCGCAAGCGCCTATATCGGCAAGCTGGAAGACGGCACGGTTGCGGTGTATCAAACGCTTCCGTGGGACATGCGCTGCTGGATCAGCGGAAAAGGCGAGAATGGCAATGCGAACAAGCTTGGATATATCGGTTTTGAGATCTGTGAGGATGACCGCACAGATCTATTTTATTTCCAGCAGGCCGTCATGGGGGCAGCAGTAAACCTCACGGCGCACCTTTGCCAGATCATGGGCGTGCGCCCGGATGATGTGCTGGAAAGATACGCGGAGGGCGCGGCGCTGGCGGTAATGGATCACAGCGAGCTGGCAGCGCGCGGTCTGGCAAGCGGCCATGCGGATATCACACACTGGCTGCGCATGTTCGGAAAGCGAATGAACGATTTCAGACGGGAGGTGCAGGCCGCTATGGATGAGGGCGTGGAAGTAACCTATATCGACGTGGAAGGAAAGGAGGAATGGATCGAAATGGACAAGGAAATGGAGGTATACGCCAGCAACGGCGGATATACCAACCTGCGCGAGCTGCCGGATACGGAAAGCGTGTCCCTTGAAAAGCTGCGCAACGGCGACATTGTGCGCGTGACCGCGATGACGGGTGTGTGGAGCAAGGTTGAGCACGGCGACGTGATTGGATACATCATGGCGCAATTCCTGCGCGAAGTGCCGCAGGAGGGCGAACTGACGATCCGCACGGTGATCACCGATGAAGCCGGGCGCACGTTTGAGCCGGTTGGCGCGTACACGGCGAAAACTGTGCTTGTCGTGGACGGCGAAGAAATCGACTGAGGAAGGGCGGAAGATTCCGTTGGGTTTTATCAAAAAAGCCCTTTCCAGGGCGATCAAATGGGTTTGGGCGCAGATTAAGGAGGAATTCATGGAGCCGATCACCCAGCTGCGAAGCGAGGTGTCCGGACAGCGCGAGGAAATCAAGCGGATGCGTGAAGACATGCAAAAAGCGCATCAGTACGATCCGGCGGCGCGGGAGTGTGATCTGGCGTCGCTGGATGATCAGATCTGTCAGCAGATCGAGCGCTGCCGCCAGAGAGGATTCACGACGGCGGAAGAGCGCAGGCGCGTGGGCCGGATGCACCGGGCATACCACGCAAGAGGCGGAAACGACGGCGAGACGGAGGAGTATGCGATCTTCTGCAAGCTGCCGACGAAGGAAGAATTTGAACACGCGAAAGGAGCATAAAAATGAACATGAACACCATCGACCTGACCCCTCTGTTTGAGATCCTGATTTCCCTGCTGGCCGTCGTGATCACCACCTATCTGATCCCGTGGATCAAGGCACACACGACGCACAAGCAGCAGGAGTACATCCGCGCGGCGGCGCATGTGGCCGTGTACGCGGCGGAAAAATTCTACGGCGCCGGACATGGCGACGAGAAGCTGGAATACGCAAGCAAAGTGCTCAAGGAAGACTACGGCATTACGCTGAATCTGAATAAACTGGAAGCGG